TTTACTAACAAAATTTACTAACAAAATTTAGTTACAAAATTTAGTTACAAAATTTGATAACAAAATTTGTTCTTATATTAATTTTATACATATGTATTTTATAGTAAGTAAATATTACTATAGGTGCAGAAATGTTATTCCGCGATTGGTTAAATAAAGAAGACTTAAATTATGCAGAGGCAGCCAAACGAATTGGTTGCACGCGAGTAGCAGTTTATTATTGGGCTATTGGCACAAACCGTCCATCTGCAAAATGGAACTCAGCAATAAGCGATATGACGGCTGGCGAGGTTCTGGCTAACGATCATCAGAACGCTTATATGCTTGCAAGCGAGGATGCATGAACATCCTTTTATTGCCTTATCCCCCATCAGTTAATGCACTTTGGCGAAACGCAGGGGGCCGCACTTACAAGACAAAGCGGTATACCGATTGGGCGGCTGACGCTGCACGCCACATTTCATTACAAGACAAAATTGAGACTATCCGCACTCCTGTTCAGGTGGAGCTTGCTGTTGGTCGGCCTGACAAGCGGAAGCGCGATATCGATAATGTCGTTAAAGCCGTTTTCGATTTGTTGGAACATCACGAAATATTAGAAAATGACAGCCTAGTACATGATTTCCGAGCTTATTGGAGCCATGAAGTTGTTGGCGTTCAGGTCATTATAAAGAATTTAGCGGGACAAGCGGCGAGCGAATAAAAAAACTGACTCCTCGGTTTCGCAAGCTGCTTGTCCTTGCACCGAGAAGTCTCAAACCGAGGAAAATATTATGCTATCATTGAAAGACGTTTTGATGGGGTCGGTTATCTTGCCCCCCCGAATCTTAATATATGGCCGTCCAGGCGTAGGTAAAACTACGTTTGCCAGCAAGGCCAGCAATCCTATTTTTATTCAGACAGAAGACGGCGCAGATGTTGCCGGAGCTGCACGATTTCCAAAAGCTGAGAGTTACGAGCAAGTTATTGAGGCTATCGATCTGTTGGCTAACGAGAAGCATGACCACGGAGCTGTCGTTATTGATACGCTCGATTGGCTTGAACCTTTAATTTACGAGAAAACCGTAGAAGACGGCAAACAGAACCCAAATTTTAAGACTAAGAACATCTCAAATATTGAAGATTTTGGTTATGGCAAAGGCTACGAATACGCGGATATGTATTTTCGCACAATTCTCGACAAGCTGAATAACTTGAGAAGTTCTAAGGGCATGGCTGTTATCATGCTCGCTCACAGTGAGATGAAAAGATACGAAGACCCAGCATCAGAGGGTTATGACCGTTGGATGCCAAAGCTTAAAAAGAAAGCCGCCGCCACGTGCATGGAATACTGCGACATCGTGGGCTTTGCAAATTACTACACATCCATGCGTCAAGTAGACAAGGGCTTCGGCCAGACTAAAAATATACCAATTGGCGACGGTAGCCGCGTTCTTTATACGCAAGAAAAGCCCTCTTTTATCGCTAAATCTCGATACGATATTCCGCATGAGCTGCCGTTTGCATGGGCAGACCTTGTGGCCGCAATCCAACCAGTAAAGGAGCTAAAAAATGGTACAAATTGATGTTCAAGCTAAAAATATTATTCAAATAGTAGGCGGCCCCAAACCCGTTGCTAAAATTTGCGGTGTTGATTTGGCATATGTTTACAGGTGGACATACCCGAAAGAACGCCGAGGTACGAATGGGCTTATACCTGTAAGATTTCATAAGCCACTTATTAGCGGCGCAAAAGAAATGGGCATTGAACTCGTTCCGAATGATTTTTTCTATTCAAATGGTAAGGAGCTAAAAAATGGTACAAATTAATTTAGATGTTGATGCCAACGCGGTCAGCGGTGGAGACTTCCCATTGCTTAAAGATGGCGAATATTCAGCTACCATCGTCAACACAGAAACGCGAGTTTCAAGCAAGGGCGATACGTATCTTGTAATTCAGTTTGATCTTGGCGGCCCACAGATATGGATGAACTACAATCTTTGGCACGCGACTTCGCCAAAGGCTGTTGAGATTGCAAAAGAGCAATTGAATAGTCTCGGCGCGGCCCTTGGTATGCAGCGCATAGGCGATTCCGAAGATTTAATTGCAAAGCGTTTGACGGTTAAAGTTGAAACCGAAGCGGGCAACGGCGATTGGCCTGCTAAGAATAAGATTGTTGGGTACAAATCTTTGGCCGCTGCTCAATCGAGTCAACCAGAAAGCCAGCCAGTGCAAAATTCTCCGCAAGTTACCACACAGACTGAGAATACCGCACCAGCTGCCCCTAGCACCGCCGTTTGGAATACATAATAAACCGTGACGGGTAGCGTAAAAGCTACCCGTCTATTTAGAAAGATTATTGATAGATGGTCAAACTTATTTTTGACGATGAAGACCCGACTCTGCAATTAGCAGACGCGGTTCTTGAAAAACGCGAGGCCGAGAAGCCTAAAAGAAGCTATCTAGGTATTAGCGGGATTGGCGATTGTAACCGCAAAAGTTACTACCGATTTCATGGTATAGAAAGCACTCCATTTAAAGCCAAAACGCTCAAAAACTTCCGCGATGGGTTTAACACTGAAGACCTTGTTATTGCTGATTTACGCACTGTCAAAGGGCTGACGGTTGTTGATCGTGAACCTGATTCCGGCAAACAGATCGAGGTCAGCGACTTTGACGGCCACTTTCAGGGGCATCTCGACTTTGAGGTGCTTGGCATAAAGCAAGCGCCAAAGACTTGGCATGTTGGCGAGGTCAAATGCTCGGCAGAGAAAAAGTTTAATGAGTTTAAGAAGATCAAAGATAAGTTTGGCGAAAAACAGACATTATTTAATTGGTCACTGACTTATTTTGTGCAGGCCCAACTGTATATGCATTATCGCAAACGCAAGCGGCATTGGATGGTTGTGGCCTCGGCTGGCGGCAGAGATTGGACGAGCTGCCGGACTGACTACGATGCCGAGCAGGCTAAGTATTACATTGACCGCGCCAGACGCATAATCGAGCAACCCGAAATCTTGCCGGATCGGATCAGCGAAAGCTCTAGTTTTTGGTTGTGCCGCTTCTGTGAGTTTTCAGAGGTTTGCCATGATGGAAAGCGGCCAGTGCGTCATTGCCGGACATGCATTTGGGGCGAGGCGGGTGAGAACAAGACTTGGAAGTGCCGCAAGCATGAGACTGTTCGCTCGATCAAAGAGCAAGCAGAGGGCTGCGAGGATCAGTTGTATCGTCCGACATTTGTTGCCGGAACCGTCAACGACATTGGCAACGATTATATCGCGTATGAAACATTAAACGGTCACTACACCGACAAAGGAGCTTCACATGATTGATAGAAACGAACGCGAGGACGAGCTTATAAGACTTGCTGGTAAATCTGGCGGTCAGTACTTGGAGCAGATTGATTTGTACGATTTGCGCCAGCTCACACAAGAGCAGTGGACTAATTTTATCAGGTCTGTGATCTCAAAATGGTACGAGGTTAAAGCAGCCGAAGAGGCTCTTGATGATGAAATCCCTTTTTGAAGAATGTTCAGAGTGCATGGGGCAGGGCTGGGTTCTTGTCGAGGTGACGAGGCTTTCACCTCGGAACGGGGCGCGTTTTGCAGAGCCTGATTATGTAGACGAGCAGCAAATTTGTGAAAAATGTGACGGGAACGGGATTATTGAAGATGAGCAGTAAAAAAAAAGACTTAACGTCCTTGATCTCTTCTCAGGAATCGGCGGCATATCAAGAGGGCTTGAAGCAAGCGGATTTTTTCACACAAAAAGTTTTTGCGAACCGGACAAATATTGCCAAGCCGTTTTGCGAAAGCATTGGCCTGACGTTCCAATCGTTGAAAACATCAAAAACATTAACTCAAGCCAATATAAAGACATCGATGTCTTGTGCGGCGGGTTCCCCTGCGTTGACCTTTCAGTCGGCGGGAAACTTGAAGGACTCGACGGGGAAAGGTCGGGCCTTTGGTCTGAATATGCCAGACTTATTAGCGAAATTAGACCTAAATACGCAATCGTGGAGAACGTCACAAACTTGCTTGCTGGCCCTGTTGGAAAACACGGGGGATGGTTTGGCCGAATACTCCGAGACTTGGCCGAGATCGGGTATGATGCGGAATGGCATTGCATACCGTCTTCCTATCTTGGCGGCTGGTCAAAACGGGACAGAATCTGGGTTCTTGCCTACCCCAACAGCGGTCACGGATACGAAGGGCAGCCCAAAAAACAGATTTTACGGCAGTCGCACATATCGGAGTTTACTTCGCGAGTATCTCCGAGATGGAATGGACGATCCAATTTACCCAAACCCCGCGTTGTCAGAGGTTATTCTGGGCTATCCAAAAGATTACACGCGATTGGAAACAGCGTAACCCCACAAATCGCAACAATTATCGCAAACGCAATTATAGAGGCTGAAAATGGAATTTAACCGAGGAGAGATTGAGAGCGCAGCGACAGAGCGATGGGGGCCGCCAAATCGAGGGCTGTCTAGCCGCGATGAGATGCGGTTTGGTACGCGAGGCAGTGTAAGCGTGAAGCTCGAAACCAACGAGTGGTATGATCATGAGATAGCTGAAGGCGGGTTGGTTATTATTGAGCCTGTGAACATCGATCACCTGATGCCACGTATGGTTGTAAAGAAGTATAATTATTTGGATGAGGCTGGGCGCGTCCATATGCAAGTGCGGCGGTTTATGCCGAAAGACTTCCGGCAATGTCGGCCTGATCCTGATAATCCGAGCAAGTGGATTCATAGCGTCAAAGGTCTGCAAATGATCCCGTATCGGCTGCCAGAGATGTTGGCGAGTGATTATGTGATCGTCTGCGAAGGGGAGAAGGATTGCGACGAGCTGGCGTATAATGGCTACGTTGCAACGACAGCTCCGCAAGGGGCTAACAAGTGGCCGGACGAGCTAAGTCAGTTCTTTGTTGGCAAGGATGTCTATGTCGTGCCGGACAATGATGATGCTGGAAAGACGCACGCCGAGTTGGTTAGCTCGAAGCTTTTTGCTGTCGCTAAAACGGTGCGCGTTTGTGACGTAGCCAAGGATTTAGCTAAACGCGCAGATATTTATGATTGGCTCCAAGTTAATGACGCGGATCGTTTAATGGCTGATTTGCAGGGGTTTCCGATTGTTACAAAGCCTGTTGAGCCAGCTTTGCCAGTGAGTGGCGGTGACATATTCCAAACGATTGATGCGGATGACATCAAGGCTGTTACTAGCTCGGATGATTTTGTTGAAGGGCTGTTGGGGGCTGGGCAGCTTTCGGTTCTATATGGGCCTTCTAATTGCGGCAAGACGTTCTTTATCAATGATTTATGTTTGCACATTGCACAGGGGAAAACATGGCGCGGCAGAGAAGTAGACAGAGGCGGCGTGCTTTATGTAGCCGCCGAAGGATCTTTTGGAATCAGAAACAGGATAGCGGCTTACAAGCAGCATTACCAGATCGAGGACACGATTCCGCTGACGATACTGCCGAGTACAGTGAACATGCTCGATACCCAAGCGGATGTCGAGAAGCTGATACGGACGATTCAGTTTAAAGCTCAAGAATTAGGCAATATCTCGCTTATTGTTCTCGATACACTGGCTAGAGTAATGGCTGGCGGTAACGAGAACGCCGCTGAAGACATGGGAATGTTAGTGATTAACTGCGACAGGATCAGCCAAACGACAGGAGCGCACGTTTGCTTGGTGCATCATAGCGGTAAGGATGAGAGCAAAGGCTCTAGGGGTTCAAGTAGCCTTAGAGCAGCCTGTTCAACTGAGATTGAGATTAAGAAAGCGGGTGATGTCTCGATTGCTACAGTAACAAAGCAGCGCGAGATGGAAATCGACGGCGTGTTCGCGTTTAGCCTGGATGTAATTAATATTGGAACTAATGACCGTGGCAAGCCTGTAACGAGTTGTGTAGTCAAAGAGATTGATAGCTCGGATGTTGTTGAAAAGAAGCGGCGCTTTCCGCGTGGAGCTAATCAAAAGATACTTTTTAAGGCTATTAAGAACCTCGGAGCGAATGGAAAACTTCATCCATTAGGCATTAAAGTGAATGGATTTGAGCTGCCAAAAAGCTGTCTAGGTATCTCGATTGACGAGTTCTTTGACGCTACAAAAGGCAAGATAAGTTGTGAAATTAAGCATAAGAAAACGCGTTTCAATGAGGCTATTTCATCTCTCGTTGCAGATGATTTTATAGGTCTTGAAGAGGGTTATTTATGGCTAATTCCATGATACCCGAAATACCCGAAAACACCCGAATCGGGTAAATCGGGTATTACTGTTAGATACCCGAAATACCCGAATTGTCTATAGACATTCGGGTATCGGGTATCGTGAACATGACGGAAAAGGTGGGTTTTGATGATTTCGGGTAATTCGGGTATTTCGGTTAAAGATCATGTGAAGGATGTTGCTGGTTTGGCGAGCTTCTTTTTTGAAGCGGCAGACACTGAGAGGAGGTTGCCAGCGGTAAGAAGGCAGAGTGTAAATTGTTGCTGGCCTGATTACGCTGATGATCCAAGTACGGCGTTCGGATATAACGATACTGTTACGAGGTTGGCTAAAGCTTCGCCGCAAGCAATTACGAGATATGATCAGGCGCTGGAATTGTGTTTGCTTTTGGATGTTGATGAGAGGCGAGTGATCTGGGCTTCAGCTCATAGTGCGGTCAGAAGACAAAGAGGGCCAACGTGGCGAGCGATTGGGAAGTTGCTTGGTATGCAGGCTGCAACGGTTAAAAGACGGTTCGAGAGTGCTATTTTAACTTTGTGGTACAAAATGTAGTCATTTCGTTTGACGTACACCGCTAAATCGAGTACTTTTTTGTTACGATAGGTAATCATAGATTACTAATCGATCCCTGTTTTAACTCGCGGCGCTTTTTTTATAAGCGCTGCTTTTTTTTGAGAGACACATGGGCAGAAAGAAAGTTGAAGTCAGAGTTAAGAAAGAAATCTTTCGCGAGATATGTGATCGTTTGATCGAAGGCGAGAGCTTGACCAAGATGTGCATTGATAAGCATTTGCCTTCTTGGCGCTCTGTATTGAGGCATGTGCAGGATAGCGACGAGGCGTGGGATCAGTATCAACAAGCTAGGGCATTACAGGCTGAGATCATGCGAGATGGCTTGATGGACTTGGTTACGTCACCTTTGCCGCTCGATCCGAAGATGGCTATGGCTGAAGTCGGTAGGCGACGATTAGAAGCTGATTATACGGATAAACATATTAGACAGTTACAGCCGAG